GGGGAATGTCTTTGCGTCAGCATCGCTGGCCGTGCAGACCATGCCGATGATGGCCGTCGAGACGGTGGAAATGGTGCGCGTGCCATCATTAATCTCGATGACCTCGACGCCGTGATGATAGTCGCCCATCTGTTTAACTCCGTGGTTAGGGGTGCGACTATTTTCTGTTGTGTGTCGCGCAGGCGCGATGCAATGCCGTTGGTGGAGGGATAACACAACATACAAAAAAGCCCTCCGGGTGGAGGGCTTCGTTTATTCTGGTTTTTCCGGCCACTCAATATCCGGCGCCGTAGATGTGTCGATCGCGTTCAGCGCCTGAATGTATTTCATCCACGCAATCAGGCTGGCCTTGTCATCGTCTCTGATGATGCCGAGCTGCAGCTCAGTCTGCCACAGGCTGATAGCGCTTTGCGCCTCTGACAGCAGCGCGGATTTTTTCTGTTCAGCCTCCTTAACCTGACCGTTTTTCTGCGCGTCCTTATCCGTGACCCATTCGCCACCGTTCCAGCGGTCATAGGGGGTCGACGGTGCAATCGTAGTTACGCCGACGGCATAGTCACCGGGCGCGGTAATGTTGGCCGGCTGACCGGTTTCCGTGTCATAAACCGTCTCACCGCGATGGTCTGCGACATACTCCCACCCGTCAAGACTGGCCGCGCGACACACCGCGAAACCTTCTTTTTCTTCGACCGGTGCATCGGTGCAGGAATTAGCAGGAATCCCCACGCCCAGCGCCAGAAACTCGACAGAGGACGTCAGATATTCGCGGGTTTCACCATCATAGTTATAAACCGTCATATCACCGGCTTTTGTGGTAATGCCCTGTTTGTTAAGTGTCGCTTTTGCCATTATGCCGCCCTCACGATGTAGTTAAATGCAATGTTGCGTGGGCGAGCGCCGAATGATGACCGTTGACCACCAATTGAAGAAATCAGCCCTGCGGTATTTATGTGTGACCATGACGGGCTGTTGTCGACAACGCTGTCGAAATCACTCAATGGGATATATGCGGTCCCATCTGAATGACCCCCGATGAACATCCCAACTCCAGAGCCGACCTGAGCGGATAATAGCGCTCGTCCATTATCTATCCCGCGCCCGTCATCCCACCCTCGCAAAAACTCACTGCGCAAGTCAGGCAATTTACCGGATGGATAAGCGACAGCCAGCTTTGGATATTTCGCCTTGTCAAAAACCGCGCCGTTGCATTTAAGCCAGCCCTCCGGCGGAGTTGCCTGTGGCCACGGCAGCGGAAAACCGACCGGAATATATTTATCAATATCCGCCGTTTTGAGGTATTGCGTGTGCGGGTCTGCAGCGGCGAGGTGTACGGCCAGCAGATTATCGGCATAGGCTTTCACCTCGATAACCTTATCCTCGACATACTGGCGCGTTGCCAGCACCACCGACGGGTCGATTTTCAGGGTAATGGCCGACGTGCTCGACACAATCAGAATCATGCGAATGGTCTGCGTGCGGCCGCTTCCCTCCTGCAGCTGCGGCTTGTAGGTCTCCGGGCAGTTTGCCACGGCAATCAGAATCCCCTCATCGTCGTAGAGACCAATCTCGCGTATCCAGAAACCGCCCTCATTCTCGGGAATAATCTGTTCCGCGATAATCTGGCTGGTATTGGCCGGGTCAACGGTCAGCAGGTTTATCGGTGCGATGCGCTTCTGGTTAATGAGCTTCGTCTGCGCCGGGTCAGGGGTCGGCAAAGTACCATTCGCATCGCCGACGGCCATCTGCGTCAGGTTTAGTCTGGTACCGAGTGCCGCCGCGTTCGCCAGCCGCGCCGCGCCCTGATTGGTCAGAATGGCAAGATATTTTGCGGTCATGCGTTCACTCTCAGGTTATCAATCAAATGGATGGCCGAGGCCGGGTAATATTCACCGCCGACGACAATTTCCTCGGGGGTGTAGGGGTAAACGGTGAGCGCGTCGCCGTCGTAGCATCCCGCGCCGACATATAGCTCACCGGTCGCACTCAAGCTGATAGCCAGCCCCGTCAGGTGGCGGCTTGCCGGTTTGGCGTCTTCAATCAGGCGCTCGAGCTCCTGATACATTTCGTCAGTGATGCCGCTGTCGAGCACGCCGACAACGAGGCGGAAAGTGCCTGGCGCCTCGTCGAGCTGCCACCACTCGCGCACCTCAATCAGAAAGCCGAGCGGCTCAACCACCCGACGCAATGCGCTGATGGTGCCTTTGTGCTGATGGACGAAAAACGAGGACGCACAGACGCTGCGCTTTGTCGCCTCCGGCCACTTCTCGTCCCACCGGTCGACCGACAGCGCCCACGCCAGATACGGCAGCAGGTTTACCGGGCAGGTGCGCCAGTTCCACAGGGTGCGCAGCGGTACCGGCACGCGCTGAATTTCAGAGAGCGCGGCACCGGCGGCGACCTCCAGCGGCGATGAGCCAACGGGTAACAGCCGGTCACTCATCCGAGCCCCCGATGGTTATCTGGTACTCGGTACAGTTCGACGCCTGCGATTTACTCAGCACAATGTCGGCCTGCGGTGATGCCAGCTCGACACGCTGCACCCCCTCAACGTGCATCGCCGCATAAATGGCTGACAGGCGGATATCACGCCCGAGGCGGTGCTGCGCGCTGATATAGCTCTGAAGCCTCTGCTCCGATGCCTGCCTGATGGGCTCAGACTCGGGGCCGGGGTAAACGTAGATCGTCGCGTCAATCTGGTACGGTACAATCTCCGCCGACTGGACGGTCACCCGGTCAGCCACCGGTCGCACATCTTCGGCGTTCAGTGCTTTTTCAACGATTGCCAGTAATTCAGGGCTCGCGGTGCCGTCACCCTCACGGGATAACACGGAAATCGTCACGCAGGCGGGCGACGGGCTTTCGACCGACACGTCGGCGACCCGTCCGTCAGCGCTTCGACCGTGATACTCATAAGCGCCAACCGGACCCGCCACACTTAATCCTTCAAAAGCTTGTTGTGTGCGCAGTCGCAGGTCAGCATCTGATTCCATAACGGCAGGCGTTGGCGGTATGGTGGTGTCATCAGCAGGGGTAATGGTCAGGCGTCCGGTATTATTGTTCCCGGCCACAACGTCAAGGTCGCGACCGGTTGAATAGGCCAGCGTTACCGCCTGCGCGGCTTCGTTCACACGCTGACGCCAGATAACTTCACGATAGGCGTTTTCCTGTAGCAGCTTAACAATCGGCTCTGATTCAAGTGTGAGCGTCCGGGCAATGGCCTCCTGCTGGTCTTCTGGATAGAGTGAAAGTAGCGTCGCAATGCGTTCGGCAAGAATGGTTTCAAAGTCCAGTTCTTCCACCACATCGGGAACGGGTAACTGATTCAGGTCAACGGTTGCCATAGTGATTTAGCTCAGTGGAATGGTGATGGAAAATGGCTGGCCGCCGGTCGAGCGGGTGCCGGTGATGTCGACATACAGCCCGCCGTCGGTCTCCGACCGTTCAAAGGTAATGGTCGAGAGGTCTACGCGTGGCTCCCACTTCTGGATCGCGGAATAGCACGCGGCCATAATCTGCAGGCGCAGCGCCGGGGTCTGCGGCTGGTCAATCATCTGCGACAGGAGCGAGCCATATTCACGGCGCATGACGCGTGAGCCAACCGGCGTGACCAGAATGTCGCGCACGCTTTGCCGGATATGCTCAACCTCAGAGATACTGAGGCCGGTCCGGCTGTTCATTCCCAGATAACGCACCGTCATTGCGTCCCCTTAGTCCAGCTTCCGCCGCTCTGAACGTTGCCGTGTGCGTGGTTGTCCACCTGCACGCCGTTTGATTTCAGTGTCCCGCCGGTGTGCTCAATGTTCCCGGACATAGTCCCGCCTTTCTTTACTTCGAGCGTGCCGGTCGTCAGTTTGTTGGTGCAAACCACCTCCGGCGTATCAAGCGTGATACTGGTCGAGGCTTTCACCAGCACCACCGGCACGGTTGCCGTAATGGACTCAGACGCGATGATGTCAGCGGTTTTGATGCCTGACACGGTGAGCGCGCCGTTTTCGGGTTCGTACTCGATAACCGCCCCGTCAGGAAAGGACGCATGAAATGCATCAGGTGAGGCAGACGGCGCGGGATGGTCGTCAGAGAAAATGCCGGGCAGCACAAAGGCCGTGTCGAGCTCGCCGCCGATCGCCAGCAAAAGTACCTGCTCGCCAACGGACGGAGCCCACCATACGCGCGAGCGACCGGCGCGACAGGTTAGCCAGTTCAGCCAGGTGGTTTCCATGCCGCCAGTCTGGACACGACAAAGCCCCTCGTCGTGGTCGACCTCGGTCACGATGCCGGTGCGGATAAGGTTGCGGATCGCGCGTGTGATTTCCTGCAGAGAATTTAGATTATTCATGGAGAAAGGATGCCTCTGACAGCTAAATAACTCAAAGCCAAGCTCACGGCTAGTCCATGACACAACATTGAAATAATTTGTAATAAACACTTCCATCATGAAAATCAAAAGCATATATTATTCATGGGTAAACACCCTCACCTAAGCCAAATTAAATCCTTCAACCCAATCATTTAAAATGGAATTATTTATGACCACATGCATTATTTGCAGATTAGAAAAAGATAACATGTCAGATGAACATGTTATCCCTGACTCGCTTGGCGGTTACTATCACGTACACACAGTATGCAGAGATTGCAACTCTCTATTGGGAACAAAGGTAGACACTCATTTAATAAATAATAAATTTGGTGAGTTATATCGTAGCCGATACAATCTTAAGGGGAAAACCGGTGGCATTCCTAACCCATTAGGTGGAATCTTTACAAATGAAGAAGACCCAGAAATAAAGGCAACCTATAGGAGGAAAAAAGATGGGAGTTACGAACCTTATTTCATGCCGTATTCTAAACTCATAAAGGATAACGCAGGAAATGTTATTGGATTAACCATGTCATTAGATGAGTCTGATCTAGACCAGCAAGAATTAATTTTAAAAAAAATACTGGAGAGAAACAATCTAAAAGAATCTGATATTGTAAAGACAGACACAAAAAAAGTTGAAAATAATTCAGCATACAAATCAACATGGAGTATGAACTTTGAAAAAATGAAAATTGGAGCATTGAAGATCGCATATGAGTTCGCAGTTGACTCTATTAATGGATACTTCCATGATAAGACCGCAATAAAAATCTCTCAAATACTACTCCAAGGTGATATTGAAGCTGCAGCAAAATATGTAAATATTGGTGACGGACTAAATGAAGAAATCATTAAACCATTCGAACCATATATCGACATGGAAAGAAATAGACATCTTTTAATTCTTACAACCAACAATAATTCACTTTTTTGTCTAGTGCGAATCAATGGTGTTTACACCATTGGCATCACACTATCAAAGAAAAATTACTTAACCATCCAACAGTCAATTATTGGTATAAATGATGTTGAAAACAAAAGATTTGAAAAAGTAAAGTTTATTGACGGCCTAAATGCCATTCAAGGACCTATTACATTGAGTTTTTTATTTAAAGGAAAAAATATCACTGAATTTGAGCAAGGATTTGAGCCATTTGAGCACTCGATTGCCAACACTCCAAAAGATGTAATCCCCTTATATGACCAACATGAAACCTACATTACTCTATTACATGAGGTAATTGAAAAAACCGACCCATACAAAGACATACTTGCAAATGTTTGTAAGAAAGGCTCAACTTTTAAAGTTCCATTACCACGCTCTTACATAAAATATCACGTACTATCCAAGCACACAAATAAATACTATGAAATAGATGAGATTGAACTTAAACAAAATTGGATTGGTTTTTTATAAAGCCCTTCACACATCGTAATAAGCCCACTGAGATTAGTGACTGCGTTATAAAAGCAATCACTAATCTTAAATTCCATTATTTGACAAACACATATAGACTTCCTTCATAATCATCTTGATATCATAATCACTTACTCCAACTAACTGGCGAACTGGATAAGTTATAGTTTTACTATTTTTGTTTGGTGCGTCTTTTAACCCAAATTGATGCACCCGCGCAATCCGTTGTACCTTTCCGGTAAATTCCACCACAGCCGCATCATTGCGGCAACTGGCTTTCATGTAGCGGTTAGTACGCAACTTCGTAAACATCGTCCGTTTAATCCGCCCGCTTTTAGCCCTGAGAGGCTGACGCTTTCGCGCATGATAGGGGGAGCCGTCAGGGGCTTTTTGCAGTTTGATGCGTTGCTGTTGCGACTTGCGCAGCTCTTTTGCTATCTCCCCGGCCAACTTCCGGCGCGCTGCTGGTGACAGGGCAGCGATCAGACCATTGAGCCGGTCGTCAAAGGGCTTAAATTCACTCATCCCATTTACTCGCCAGCTCCCCATCAAGATAGAGCTCTTTTGGTGGGGTTACGGGCACCGGCAGCGGCGGCTCAGGGGCATAGCTCACGTGCAGCGCGCCGTTTTCCTCTTTGATGATAGTGCGCTCGGTGAGCTGCAGGCTGATGCTGATATCGACGCTGTCCCCGTCGTTCAAATCCATCTGGAAACGGTAGCCCTTTTTGCGGCCGTCATCGAGCGTGCAGATATCCGGCTGGTTTTCCCTGAGCCATGCGGCGACCGGCACGAAAATCAGGTCAGGGTCGCCCACAAAGTCACACACGATCACATTCAGGGTGTAAATTTTCTCATGCGACAGCGAGGCCGCGAGACGCGCATCGATATTCCCCTCATCGACAAAGATGCGCATCATTTCGGGGTTTGTTTCAAGCTGCGGTACGGCTTTAATCAGCGCTTCGCGCAGGCTGCGTGCTTTCTTCATCGAGTTTGTCCTGACAGTCTTTGACGGTTTCAACCTGCAGCGCGCAGGCGGCGAGCGCGTGCTCAAGCCTGCGAATATCGGCGCTCAAGTCGCCGTTAGTGGCCGGGTCGCTTCCCGGCATCGGGCAATAGCTCACCTTCGGGCAGGCGCTGTAAACAATGACCGGCGGAGGCGCAACCGGCGCGGGTGTGCAGCCTGCGCACAACATCAGGCAGCTCAGCGCTATACCAGCGGCGTAAGGTTTCATTCTCATTAATCAGCCTCGTAATGGTTTCTTCACGCCGCACGGCCATCGCACCGGCGGCCAGCAGTTCGCCGCGTAAACTGACCTGCGCGGTTTCATTTCGCCTGGCAATTCCCTGCGAAACGGAAAGCTGATTTTTCAGCATTCCGATCGCGGTTTTTTGTTCCGTGGCGACCCTGTTCGCCCGTTCAAACGAGCGCGTCAGGTTGCCGGTTTCATGACGCTGCCAGAGCACTACCGCAATCAGCGCGGCCAGTAAAAACAACATCAGTTTCATTCAGTCCCCCTGAGGCAGTAAGCACGCTCGCGCGCGCGGCGGTTTTCCAGCCCTTTGTTAATTTCGCCGTTCACGTAAACCCAGCGGGTAAGCTGGTCGCACGCCTGCGGCCACTGCTGGCGTTTGATAAACGAGACCAGCGTCGACCGGCAGGCCGCGCCGGTTCCCACATTGAATGAGAAACTGACCAGCGCGTCGTAAACCTGCGGCGGCATTTTCACCGGCGCGCATACGGCCAGACGTTTCTCGACGTTCAGCACATCCGCGACGAGATTCGCCGCCGCCTGCCGCTCGGTGATTTCCCCCTTTGGCACGACGCCTGCAGTGTGGCCGATGCCCGACGTCCACACTCCCGCGCTGCACTGGTAAGGCGTCAGGCGACAGCCTTCGAGGTCGGCAATCAGCGCCAGCCCCCCGGGCGAGGTGTTAAGCAGACGAAAGTCAGGCATCAGCGCTGCCAGCGCCAGCACGGAGGCCACACTGCACTTTTTAACGATTGATTTCACGAATAGCCCCTTTATCGAGTCCGAGGGACGTCAGATAGATATAGGTTTTGCGCTTAAACCAGTAGTTCGTCAGCGCGGTAAAAATGGCGCATCCGCCGCCCACGTAAAGCGCCATCTTTTCGGGGGACATTGCCCCGACATACGCCAGCCCCACGGCCAGCCAGTAGGCGATAA